CGACATCCGTGGCCCCCGCATAAAGTTCCGGGTAGTAAAGCGTCACTTCACTTCCCCATATTTCATCAAGGTCCGTGAGCCCTTGTTCGATAATCTGTTGGGCCATGATCCGTGCTTCTTTGCCCAAGTCCGTTAGATCCACCCGATTCTTCCCCGCGAGATAGTCCTCAAGAAACGAGTGCATCATCGTCCCGCGTTCAGCAGCTTGGTCCCTGACCCGTATGGCGTTCTCCTTTCCTATCCTCTCCTGCCACGCCTTTAAAGATTCTCGTTTTTCGGCGCTCTGCGTTTCCGCAAGGATGGTCGTGACACTCGGTAATTTTTCATGGTTCACATCATAGTGACGTTTCCCCTGGATCAGGGACCTGGTGCACGACGGATACGTAAATTTTTTATTCCACTTCATTTTCTAACTACTTCTCCAGTATATTGTCCATTTGCATTTCGATCAATTTTAAATTCTTCATGCCACTTTTTTTTACCTTTAGAATAAGAAAATTCAATTTTTCCTTCATCGTCGACATAAACAATTTCTATTTTTAGAATTTTTTTTAAAGAAGAATCGTTTACGCGATTGATGCGTCTTCCAGCAGTTTTAGTTCCTTGTCGCGTGTTTTTGTATTTTACATCCATATAACGGACCTTACCCGTTTTTTCATTAATCATGACAAAATCAACAGGGCCACTGGTTTTAGGATAAATTAACCATCCTAATTTTCGAAAATGGGCTTGAGCCATTAGTTCGCACCAGTCTCCCTTCTGCTTGGTTAATTTTCCCTTATCTTTTTGCTCTTTTTTACTTAATCCATTACTCATTTAACTCTTCTGTCTCCTAAAATAGCATCTCCATATCCATGATCGTATCATGGAAATAACCGTAAAAATTAAAGCGATGCCGATACTGTCCAGAATGGAAGGATAAAGCTCGAAAAAAGGAAAGATGAAAATTTGTATGGCAACCGCAAGCAGGAAACCTGAGCCGACATCAATGATACTTTCTAGTAAACTATTCCATTTCATGGTTTTCTGCCTCTTTAATTAACGTAGCATTAAGTTTTTCCATTTCTCGGGCGGCAACGGTTTTCGTTCCCGATAGATCCAGTTTTCCATAAACATCGTCCGCGCCCGCGTCCTGAAGTTTCTTTAAATTTTGAATCCGGGACAGTTTGCGTAACGCTCGTTTATGAATCGCACCGATGGCACTTCGCGTCACCTTGAATATCAGACCCACCTCTTCTAGAGTATGATCGGATTTCATGCCAATACCGTGAAGCATACGGACGACTTTCTCTTCGCGCGGGCTCAGTTCGCTGAGCATCGTAGCTAACGTACGACTAGTATCTTTCTCCATGATTAGCATTTCATGATTGCGGATAGGATTGACCAACTGCTTTAATTGTTTTTCTTCAACCTTAACTTCAAAAGTATTTTTTCTAAAACCTTGTAGTTGTCGAGACGTGAACGCTTGTTCAACCGTTAAGCTTAAAATATCCAGTAATTCTTTAACCGCGGGAAACAAGTCCTTGTTCCGGTTTAAGGGGGGCTTGTGCCCGTTGATAACATCACGCACAAAAGGAGCGCTGAGTCCGTAAGCTTTGCAAAAAGCAGCAACGCTTTCGTGACCCTTCTCTTCCATGACTGATAAAAGTCTCTCGTTCCGTATAGTAATTTTTATTCTATAGTCTTTCATAATGTCAGACGGACGCCGTTGCGGTGCTAATAAAATCAAGAGGTTGGGAAGCCACCGCAACTGCTAACGAGACCGTCATCCCGATGTTTAAACGCTTCCGCCCCATCTCATAATTCCTTGTTCCAATATTTTATATATTTTTCTAAATTCGTTTTAATTTTACATATCTTTTCATAAAACTGTTTGTAGATCTTCTGACCTTTCATGTAATTGCAGTCACCATGAACAAAGGAGAAATTATCAATGTGGTTATTAAGCCGGTCGCCGTCGATATGGTCGGCGTGCACGTCGTTGCCTTTGGCATTACGAACTTCTCCGCATAGCTTGCAGCGCATATAGGGATACACCAGTGGTTTGCCATCTTCAAAATCAGGTTCTCCCGTCCATTGATTCACGGCGGGAATCGGTTCTTTTTCAGACTTGATGCCCGGGAAAACTTTGCCAATGTAAGTCCAGACCCTTTGTATAGGATGTTTTAACATATCTTTATTCGCTTTGTACGTTGCTTTTTTGCTCCTTACGTGGACACCGTAGATAAAGCCTCTTGCTTTTTTGCGTATCTCTCCAAGTTTATAAATAGGAGGTTTATAAGGTTTTCTCTTGTCGTAAATAAATCCGTGGACCTTGCTGCAAATGCCTTCCTGCCTTTTTCGGTTGACCTCGCGGCTCTTTTCCTTTTGGCCTTCGCCGCAATGATAGGAAATGGATCCTTTGCTTAGTCCTGGAATGGCTTCCTGAATTTCGCGATAAGTATAATTTAAACTTCGCAGTTTAAGAATTCTCTCTTTTTTCCGGGACTGGAGGGAAGCGTTAGTTCTCATCCTTTGATCCATCCGTGTGTTTGAAAGCTATGATATTTTTCTTCCATGGTTTGAATACTTTTACCGCGGCTTCCAAGTTTATTGTCCCTATCCGTCCCCCATTTTAAATTTTCAGGAAGAAAATTGGTGCGATCATCGTCGATATGATTAACTTGGGGTTTATTTTCAGGATTGGGCATAGTGGCTAAGGCAACTAAACGATGCATTAATATAAATTGAGTTTGATATGTTTTGAGTGGCTTTTTATTTTTTGGTCTCATTGTGCGTTTATTTGATCTGGAAAGATTGGTGAAAGGATAGCCTGATCCACTTAGATTAAGAAACATTTGTTCCTGCTTATTACCTTTTTGTCTCCATTTATAAGCCCGATCATTTCTTACCGGCCAGTGAACGCGTTTAATGCATGGCCATATTTTCTGATGATACCGGGGCGCAGCGCCCTTTACTTCATGAAAAGGATGAATTCCTCCTGTAAGATATAATAAATAAGTGTTAGGTAAAACTTTCGGGAAGAATTTTTCTACCTTTATACCTTTATTTTTGATTCCATGTTTTTTAGATAGATTAGTTCGCATGTTTTTCGAAAGGACAACCCGCGACCCCGCAAGGAAATGTGATTTCCCGGGGACGAAGATTCTTTCCTGTTAAGTTGATATGGCATATAGGGCATGCACCCCGTGCCTCTAAATCGCCGGAAGGGCCGCCGATACGGTCGACCATCGACCAGTTCTTGGCTTTAATGTGTCCAGCGACGATTTTTAAACCTTCTACAATGTTCTCTGGTTTATAGTTTGATTTTAAAGCAGAAAGGATTAATTGCTTATAGGCTAAATGATCCTTGACTTTATTCTCTAAATCTTTGAGTTTTTTAGTTTGACCTGCCAAATAAACTTTAGCTTTAGCTTTCATATCCTTGATCTCTTCTTGGAGTCTTTTCAGAGGTTTATTATCCATTTATTTTCCTTTCTTTTTTTTGGCTTTAGCCGGTTTAATAGAGACGATGTTTTCCATAATAGATCTTCTCCAGTCACCCTTTGTTTCATCCCAATAGCATTTGATTAAGTTGCCGTTCTTCGCGACAAATTCATACTGTCTTTCAGGATTATAAGGTCGATTGACTCTTTTGCCGTCTGATCTAGAATAATATTTGATCTTATAGGCAGTGGTTTGTGTATTTGTACTCATATATTTCTCACCTACTTTCTATTTACTACATTATCCTACATCATACCTGCTTGTCAACTAAATTTTTAATTTTTATGGCATTAACGACATTTCCCGATACCGAGATCCGTGTGCAGTCGCTCTTGAATGGATAGACCCAATGTTTCAACCAGGCAGGGAAAATGTACATATCACCTGCTTTAGGGACGAAGGAGTGGTGCGTGACCGCTTCCCGTGTTCCATCTCCGTAGATGAAAGTCAGTCCTCCGGGACCTGCCGATCTTCCTTTATAGGCTTTATTTTCCTCGATGAGTTTGTCGGGCACATCCAGAAAAATAACAAAAGACAGAGTATCCGCGTGATCGTGAGGCGGGTTAAAGTCTCCCGGTCTTTGAAAATTAGCCCAGAGGACATTAAGTTGGTACTTTTCGTTAAAATCATCATCCTTGCTACCCGTCCATTTCTTCAGGGCGTCGTTATAAATTTCAAAGGCGCTGCTGAAAAATTTTTCAAATTTCTTGTAGTCCCTGAAAGCAACTTCCTTGATATTGACACCGGCAAGATGACTGGACCAGTCTTTTGTGCTTAGTTTTGCTTCCTCGAGGAACAGTTTTCTGTTCTCTTCGGATATTTGAAATTTCACCAGGCATGGTCCCCAGCGGAACATCATGTAGGGTATCGCTTTTTTATCGGCCATTTTTCCTTAGCTTTTTTGTGCTTCTCCAACAATCTTGAAGATATCGCGCCACTTGGTTTCTGTTTTAACTTTAGCGATCATTCTTCCTAGTTTATAGTGATAAGATTTCCTTTGGTCTGCCATATTTTGCTCCATTTAAACTGTGTTTAGGTCCTCGCTTCTTGCCTTTATGTGTGTTTCGATAGGACCGGGTGTGTCCGTCAACATTGCAGGATACTGTCATATTCCAGCCATTTTTCTTTAAAATTTGTTTTCTTATTTTTTCATGTACGTATTGAGGATTGCGTCCTGCGCATTCACAAATTTCTTTGAATCTTTCGCTTTTTCCCAGAAAAAAGCTTCTCGCTGAATCTCGTTCGATCTTGTCTACATGTTTTGAGAAGGCGTCGTGGGCAGCTTGCCAAAGAATAGCGATGAAAAGATGCTCTTCGGGTTCTTTAATTCGGTCTCCTGCAACATCAATAGGAGAAACCCAACCTGTAAAACTATTATTCGATCGCCCCATTAGTGTAGCATCCTTTTAGGTTTCTCATAAGGTTCGACTTCGGTTTCCATAACCGTGCGGATCATGTTGAGAAAACTTTTCTCGTCCAGATGAGTTTTATACAGACGCATGGCAATTGCCATATAGGTCGCGGCAACCATTTGTACTTCATAGTCCTCCATATAGTCGAGAGCGTCTTTAAAAATTTTTTCGTAAATTTTTTTTAATGAATCAGACATTGTAAAATGTATAGCGTACCGTTAGCTCTTCTCCTTCCTTCACATCCTGCGACGTAATTAAATTCCATTTCTTGTAGTTATACGCGTGGCCCTTGATATCTTCAGCGGTCATACGCAGTTCAACTTTGACGCAATTCGCTTCATTCGAATGATTAATGAATCCTCCGAGAGGAGTTCTGAATATAGTATCTCCGATCTTCAGATGACACATTCCTAGATTCGTGCCCTGAGCCATGCCTTCCTTGGCAAAGAGTCCTAAGCCATTGATTCCACTCTGTTTTATCGTTAATGAATCCGGTAGAGGTTTATACATCTTTCTTCCTTAATAATTTTTCCCAATCCGGTTCTTTATCTTTCGGAAAATAAGGTTCATAGCCTTGACCTTCCGCTTCTTCATCGTCTTTACCAACGATGGCCTGAACTTCAGGAACATAATGTTTTAAAGTATTCTCAACTCCACGCTGCAAAGTAATTTTTGACATTGCACATCCACTACAGCTGCCCGATAATTTTAAAGTAGCCACGCCAGTATCGGTGGCAAAGCTAATAAAACCAATGCTGCCATTATGAGCCGCAACGGACGGGGCAACTTTCTCTTCCAGAACAGTCTTAATATCCTTAACAATCTCATCATGTTCTCTCATCACATTCCTGCCTTACGAGCTTTTTCAACTTGGTCTTCAGTTTTTTGATTAAGTCTTTTATTTACCACTAGTAATTCATTTCTTTCTTGTTCAAGTCTCTGGTTTTCTTCAATTAAATATTTGTAATCAGGATCACGAAAATAGTCTTTACTCTGTGCAACTTCTGTTAGGTCGGCGATTTTATTATAGAGATCATTATTTTCTTTTTTAAATCTATCCAGTTCATCCTGTAACTGTTCGGACTTCTTTTTTAATTTTTCATTTTCTATAGCCATAACTTCAACAAGATCGGGTGGGTTGTTGTGACCGATGCCACCTATGCCGAGAGCTTCTTCTTGCCGGTCGGCGTCTCTATACTTTTCCAACTCCCTGTAAGTCTTCTCAGGAAATTCTTTCGCTAACTCGTGAAGAGTTTTTTTAGTCTGTGAGTCCCCAGGTTTTATCATAAATATATTTCTTTCCTTCTTTTACTCCTGCCAACGCTTTTTTCGCGTTGTTATAGGCATGTCCCTTTAGGCTTTTTTCTGTGCTCATAATTGTTAATACATCTACACCGTTATACACTTTAGCATACGTATTTTGACTGATGGCCAAAGAACTCCCGCTTGCTAAGAGCGCAAACTCAGAGCAACTAGAGCATGTAATTAAGATAACGCAAAGCATGAATATTTTTTTCATTGTTCAGTATCTCTCCTTGACTATTACACGCTTCACAACTAATAACCATCTTTAAATAAGGATTACTTGCGTCTTCCGTTATCTTACGATAACCATTGCCGAAGCATGCCGGACAAACAAATTTACTTTTTTCTAAGGGTTTCATCAAGGGCTTTTTTTGCTATTTCTTTCTGTGTTTTGTAGTTGGTAACTTTATCATCTAATGGAATTTCAAAAGTATCCTGAGTCTTTTTAATTTCAAAAGAATTTAAAATTTTATTCATAAGATCCTTGTAGGTATCGTTTCTTGGTTTAAAGTCTTTAAGTAGTTGATGGAGAATGGCATATAGAATAACTCTCGGATAATCGGTATGCATTTCAACGCCTTCAAATTTTAATAATCCACCTTTTTCATCTTTATCTAAACGGAGTAACGTTTCAACGTGTTCACGAATTTTTGCGACGGTGTGATCACACATTTCATTCATGGCATCTTTGAGATTACGTTTCTGCATTAATTTGTTTTATCCTTTCCGTTATCCTTCTTATCTTCTTTTTTATCTCCTTTTTTCCAAGCTGCTATTCTTGCAATCAGTGCAGCCACTTCGATGTAAGGTCTTCTTGAAAGATATTCTAAAAATACTTTTCGGTCTTCTTCTGGAACATTGTACATTATTTTTCCGCCTTTCCATTGAGTCTTTTTTCTTCTTTGTTGACAAGAATATTCAACGTTTGACTTCGGCTGACAATTGTGTC